AACGGATAGCCGATATGAGCGCATTTCTGCTTGATCAGCCTACCGCTATTACCGAATACGACGAGCCGCTTGTCCGGCGGTTAATTGAAAAAGTCACGGTTTATGAGGACAGGTTCACCATAGAATTTAAGTCCGGCGTAATGGTAGATGTGGAAGCATAAAAAGAGCAGGCGGCCCTTTATGAAATTTCTTTGCATACTGGGCGTCCTGCTCTTTTTATGTACAAGTATAGTTATCCTGGAATTATATCTACCTTTGCTTTGTCATTTTCGTACTCATACTATCATCAACAAGACTCAACAATTCACGATTGAAACGTAATGCTTCCAATGCTTCCTCATAAGGTTTCGCATGCTTATCAATATAACCTCTCAAAAGTAATGCGGCAAAGCATTGTGCGTCAATAGTTCTTTTCCTCTCTAAATCAAAATGAATATTACCATAACTATGTGCGGATGGATTCCTAAGAGTATCGAATAGCTCAATATAAAAATCCCAATAGCTTGTTTCTGCCCTTTCGTATTTAGAATCCGGGTCTATCCCGACTAATTCTATCCACCTTTGCTTGTGAGCAAGAATCCTATTTCGCTTACTTGTATTAGGTGGTTCACCTAAAATACTTTCTGCACATCTGCAAGCTTGAACTATGGCACTCTCCATTTTAGTGATAAAGTCAGCTTGTTCCCATAATTCAGGTTCATGAGACTCATGTTTTTTTATTGGTGATAGTCCCAATTCACATATTAAGCAACAATAATGTATTTGAAAGGAAGAAAATAAAAGTGAAATAGCTGTATAGCATTTATCATCCCTGTCAAGTAATTCTATTACTGGTGCTAAGCGAGAGAGATCTGTTGCCTTTATGATTCTACCATTATGAATAAACGGATAGTCCATCTCAGTTAAATTATAAAAGACCAAATCAGAAAATGGAGTATGTTCTGAAAAATAGTAAATCCAATAGTATTCAAGCCGACTTTCAAAATCGATGCCTTCAAAAGCTTCTGCATATGACTGTGATAAATTGATTAAGCTTCCTACTGTCTTCCAGAATGGCTTCGTTTTTATTCCAGGTTCAACTTTTGAAATAAGTGCAGAATAATTATCCTTTTCATAAGTCCACACAAAAATCTTTTCATTTTCAGTTTCAAATAGCGGCAAAAAATCTCCAACTGATGGTTTGAAACTGTTTTCTATGTTTATTCCCTTAATAAATGCATGTTGGCATTTGGAATTGGGAACATCTGGAGGATACTTTTCAAGTAGTTTTTCTCTCTTAATTTGTTCATTTTCAAACCATTCGCTTAATAATTGATGCAAGTCATCTGACACTTTATCACCTGCCACATATTAAATTTCTTTACATTCAACCTGCTCTCACAACCTTAGAAAATCCAAAAAACATCCAATCTGCTCACTCGCGAGCACCGGACATCTAACCTGACCACACGCCAAGCACCAACATCTAAATCGCTCTGTCGCGTTCAAAATCACGCCTTTGACCTGTTCCCGCCAAACGATATTTTTGCGATTTAAACACATTGGATTATTACTCTCAAACCTTGAAAAGCCCTTATTTACTGGACTTTTCACACATTCACTTCTCAACCCTTGACATCAATACCACGCACTCAACGTGCGTCGTAAATTGAAATAAAAATATTTTTCTTTACTAATTTTTATTTATGATTATCTGTAATGCTTGAAAATCAAGGGTTTTGAAGGAAACAGTTTTATTTTTTATTATTTATTATTACCTACAATATTGTATAAAAATGTCCTCACCGTTGGCAACCAGTAGACAATGCCAACATAAGGGGATAAAAAAAGAACCCATACCTTGCGGCATGGGTTTCTTTTTTATTTTTTCATTTTGTGATAATTGAAAATCATTCCCCATACTTCTTCCCTTGTTGCAACGTCCTTTGGTCTTGTACCATCAGAAATGTTATTTTCAGTTACAAACTTATAAGCTTCTTTTACCCAATCAGAAACATCAGGTTCTTTTGGAACTTCAACCTTCTTTAATTCTTCATAAATTTTCAGTATGCAATGCCCATAAGTATCTTTTGCCGCTTTTGCTGCATCCAATGAAGAATATTTTGAAGTGTTATATCCAGGATAAGCCCACCTTCCACTCAAATCTTCAAAGTTTGGTGCAGCCCCCCTGGTGACCAATTTGAACCTTGGGTCAATACATTCTTGTTTCAAAGCTTCTTTACTTCCATAAGCTTTCAGGTGCTGGATGCTTGCCCTTATTCCAAGTTGTGGTGTTGTAAACCAAGCCCCTTTTCCAACATCAGAACCATTAACAGCACCAATGCCCCCATAATTATTCTGTTCAGGAAGAACCAGCCCGCCATATTTGAAATAACCTGTTTCATGGCAAGCCTGACAGAAAGCAATATCACCTTTTATTCCTTCAATTTCACCTTCAGAAATCCACAATTCACAAAATTCTTTTACAGGTATATTTAATTTTGGTGAAGGATTCTTTGAAAGCAAGAACTTTTCAAGTTGTGCAGCACTACATTGTGATTTTCCAACAATGCTTGTTCCAGCAACAGGTGCTTTGACTTCTTCAACATATTTAACACCAAAATAATCACAAATACCTTTTGCATGTTCCCTTGCAACTTCTTTTTGAAAATTAACATCCAACATCAACAAAGCTTCCCGCTTGTTATCCATGAAACCATTTTCAGAAAGTATTGCGGGCATTTTTGTTTCCCTTAAAACATGGAAGTTGTTTTCAACAATACCCCTGTTCTTTTGTGGTGTTCCTTCCTTCAGGTATTTCAGAACACATTCTGCAAGCTTCCTTCCTGATTGTGAACCTGGATAAATATGAATTGATAACCCTTCAGGGTCATAAGAATCAAACTTTCCGTCATAAGCATTGTAATGAATGGAAACAAAAATATCTGCATTTTTAGAATTTGCCAGGTTCGTTCTTGCGCTTAAAGAAGTATCACCATCACCAGGCGCAACCATTAAAGTTTCAAATCCGCATCTTCTTAATTCTTCATCAAGGTAATTCACAACAGCACGATTGAATTCATTTTCATGAATTACCCTTCCACCCAATTCAGGAATTGCGGGTGTTCTTTTTCCAGCGGTTTGCATACCATGCCCATCATCCAGGGCAATCAATTTTGCCATTACTGTTCACCATCTTTCTTTTTATTACTTTGGTAACTGAAGAAAGATTGAAACACTAATGTTAAAAGAATCATTGTGTTGTCAACACCAAGTTCCCCACGAATAGCCAGTATTGCAAAAATCACCGCTGAAATGATGGATATGATGCTTTTCACATCAATAAGCTTTGCTATTCTTTTTAAAAAATCAGCCATTTAAAACCCACCTTTCATAATTATTCATCAGCTTCACCAAGCCTTTTATACTTTTCAAAAGCATCCAGCCTTTTATGTGCTTGCTTTGCTGATTCTTCAACCTTGATAAGCCTTTCCCTGGATTCCTTAATATCATTTTTTACATTGGTCATTTCATTTTTTATTTCAGTGATTCCAGTTCCAATGTTTTCAAGCTTTACAATAACAGTTGTCATTTCTGAAGCACTTTTCCTTACATCAGAACTTTGGTTTCTTTTCATGTTTGAAACACCCTGGTAAATTCCAAATGCAAGTGAAACCCCTGAAATGAGAAGTGCAACTTCAATTGTCATTACATCACCATCCTTCTGCAAAACAAAACCCCCTCACTTATTGCAAGGGGGTTTATGATTGCATTTTATTCAATTATGAGTTCTTCACATTCCAGGTCAATCAAAACCTGTCTTACCTGCTCTTTGATTAAATCAGGAACTTCCGCAAAGGTCTTTTTTCCTTTGATAATCAAAGTTGCATAGATAATAGCCATTTCTTTCACATCCTTTCTTAATAAGAATTTAAGTAACAAGAATTTAAGCATTGGAATCAGCATCCAATATTGCCTGAACTTCAGCCCTTATTCTTTCAGGTACATCATCAATGGTTTTCAAACCTTTTCTGATTAAATCAGCATAAACTTTTGCCATTTATAGCACCATCCCTTCATAAAGTTCTACCAGCGCAAGTTGTGCATCTGTAATCTGCTGTTCCAATGAATCATTCTTTTCTGCCATCAGCATGATGTATTCATCTTTTTCATACTGAACAGTGTCATATTCAAACCCAATGAATTCATTTTCATTGACTTCAGTGATGTTTTTATTAACCCAAACACTGAATTCATCAACAACAAGTTCTTTGGGTCTGACCGTACTTCTTACCTTTTCATAATTGACCATTGTTCATGCCGCCTTTCTTTTTAATTTTATTTTCATAGTAATCTTCTGCAAAAGGTTGAACTGGTGAAATGTATTTTTGATGAAGTCTGTAACTGTCGCACCATAACAACCATCCCTTATAAGAATTGATTGAACACCATTCAGAATAAGTCATTTCTTTACCGTTTAAGCATTTCTTTTTAATATCAAGCATTTTGCGCTTGAAGCTTTTACAGGTTGATTTTCTTAATAGGGAATAATTTAAAAATGTTCTGTAACCAACAAAATCAATTCCCCTGATGAATGTGGGGAATATCTGCCAGTTATCTTTGATTGTAAGTTTAAGTTCACTTATGAAATATTCTTCAATGTCATGTTTAAGTTGATGCAGTTTTTCTTTTGTGCTTCCCAGGATTACAATATCATCCATGTATCTGAAGTAATATTTCACTTTCTTAACCTCTTTAAGCCAGTGGTCAAAAGATGAAAGATAGAAGTTTCCTGAATACTGTGAAAGGTAATTACCTATTGGAATTCCTGCATTATCAGGGGTTGAATCAATGATTTCATCTAACAACCAAAGAAGGTCATCATCTTTGAAAACCCTTCTGTATTTGGCTTTTAAAATATCATGGTTTATATTTGGATAATACTTTTTCACATCCAGTTTCAAGGTGTATTGTGTTCCAGGAACATCATTTTGAATTGCTGCATCCAGCCGCTTCTTTGCAAGGTGTATTCCCCTTCCTGGAATGGCTGAATAGGTGTCTTTGGTAAAGTTGTTTATCAGAATGGGTTCAATGACCTGCATTATTGCCCACTGACAAATCCTATCAGGGAAGTATGGTAATTTGTAAATTTCACGTTCCTTTGTACCATCACGCTTCAGGAAGGTTTCATATTCAGAAGTTTTGTAAGTCTTATTTATAAGCATGTTTTGCAGCATTTTCAAATAATATTCTTCATCCGCATCAACTATTTTAACTTCTTTATACCACCCCTTTCCTTTTCTTGCGTTATGATGTGCAAGCCGCAAATTGTTAATGTCATATATCTTTTTATACAAGTCACCATATCTTTTCATAGATTACCCGCCCATTGTTGTATGCACTAACCCTGAACCTTCAAACGGTTTGAAAATTAACTTTCAAAACCTACCAGTACAGGTTTAGATGATTTTTATATTTTGGCAAGTGCCAGGGCAAACAGATATTACCAGGGTTTTTGTTTAAGTGCATTTACTGCCCCGCTGCTGATATTCCGATTACGATTAGTCGAAGAATTATTCACATTCCAATAGAAAGTGCTGTCATTCAAGCCATTATTCCAATTACTGCCTAATTGAGTAACCTTAACTGATGACATGCTTTTTTCTTTATTTGTTGCATACCGCATAATCTGTTTGCCCATATTAAAATTTCATATTACTTATTGGGGAACATACACCGCCCCGCCGCCGATACTCCGATTACGATGAGCCGAAGAAACACTCACAAACCAACAGAAAGCGCCGCCAACCAAGCCACCATCCCAACTACCGCCCAATAGAGCAACCCTCCAGCCAGTTGGTGCATGGTCTTGATAAAAGTAATCACCAACTGGTAAACTTGAATCACCAATGGTTGCAGTTGGTAAGAATAAAAAGTCACATGTTTCTGACCAGCCAATTGCCGAAACATAACCATTTTGTTTTGCTAATGTGAAACCAGCATTTTTATAAGGTGAAGTTTTGATATTATCAGCAAAATCATGGTCAGCATACCAAGCTTCATGAACACCTCCACCAATTTCAATATTTAATCCATCAATCCATTTCCAAATGTTGCCCCAAAAGTTTTCTTCACCCCTGTAAGTGATGGAAACCAAACCATTTGTACCTGCTGCCATTCCTGAAGTATTACCAAGGTTTGTTGTTGAACCAGTAAGTACAGATTCATTTCCTTCACCTGATGCTTTATCACAAACACCTTTTCCAATAGCTGTCTGCATGTTCATGGCTGCATATTCAATCATCATAAGCATTTGACTTGCTGAAGCACAAAGAACATCCTTCTGTTGCCATCCAGCACCCCTATTTGATGCCAGGATTCTTGTTTTTGCCCTGGTAAGGTCTTGGGTTGCCCCTGAAGCTGGTTTTACGTAAGCAATAGATGAAAGCATATCACCTGTATTTGGTGTAAAATCAGCTATTTGTTCATCTGCCAGCAAATATGCTGAAGCAGAAACATCATAAATTGAACCTTCATAAGCAGGAAGATAAATCTTTGATTTTTCAACATCATTTCTTACAAATGCAGGATGAACTTTAAAACCAGGCTTTGGATAATCAGAAACATAATATCTTGCTTTTCTCATGTGGTAACCAATGCTTTTTCCACCAGCAATGGTTTTTGTTACTGTTGCAGTAACACCAGTTGCGCCAGCCCCAAATACACCAGTTGTTTTTGCGCCTGTTGTGGTGCTGGTAAATATTACACTGTCACCACTTCCGCTGGTTGTCCATCCAGCGAAAGCAGCATTTCTTATTTTTGCTGCAACTGAATTTACATCATCACCTGCTGCAACAGCAACTGTAAAATCAACACCATTAAGGGTAATTGTTAAATCACCGCTTGAACTGCATCCTGCTGTTACTTTGAATGTATTTATTTCAGCATAATCAGCAATAGGTTCAATGACCAAAGGGACAACCTTATAATAGAATTTTGGTTGTTCAACCATTACTTGACCATTTGAACCATCTTCAATATATCCTGGTTCGCCATAGTAAGCATTTACAATTCCATTATCAGCCAGGTTGCATCTTCTTCTGCCGCCAAATGCTTTGATGGAATCAAAATCAGCACCAGCCACTTTATTAACAGCACCAGCAAGCCTTTTAAAAGTTTTGTT